AACTACAACGGCACCTACAGCGCCCAGCGCCAGGAACTGGTCGAGCAGTGGACGCACTACCAGGCCTGCGCCGAGTTGTTCACCAGCCAGTTCGTGCAGCCGGTCTGGGAGCGCTTCGTCGCGATCGCGGTCGTCTCGGGCCTCGTCAAAGTGCCGCTCGACATCAAGCCCGGGACGCTCGACGACGCGCTCTATATCGGCCAGACCATGCCGTGGATCGATCCCAAAAAAGAAGCCGACGCCAACGAGGTGCTGGAACGCAACTGCTACAAATCCGGCCCCGAGATCATCCGCGCGCGCGGCGCGGCGCCAATCCCCGCGAAACGCTGATGCAGGAAGCCAACTGGCGCAAGGCAAAGGAAGCGCAGGGCATCAAGGACGCCGCCCCGGTCGCCCCGTCCGCCATGCCGCCTGATCCTGGCGACGACCCCTCGCAAGACGCACCCGCCACCGGAACCCAAACACAATGACCAAGCCAGCCATCCAGCCCGCCGCGCCGACTGCGCCATGGTACGCGATCAACGCCCGCGCCAACCGCCACGCCGAAGTCTTCATCTTTGGCGACATCGGCGACGGCTGGGCCGACGAGACCGTCACCGCGCGCAAGTTCGTTGCCGAAATCGCCGCGCTGTCCGTCGATACGATGACCGTGCGCATCAACTCGGTCGGCGGCTCGGTACCGGACGGCCTGGCGATCTACAACGCGCTTCGCCGCTACCCCGCACGGGTTTCGACCGTCGTCGAATCGGTTGCCGCCAGCATCGCCTCGCTGATCGCCATGGCCGGAGAAACCGTCAGCATGGCCGAAAACGCCATGCTGATATCCATGCGCCCTGGTCGGCCGCGCAAGGCAACGCCAACGACCTGCGCGAAATGGCCGGACTGCTCGACAAGTTCGCCGCCGCGATGGCCAGTTCCTACGTGCGCCCCGGAGGCCTCGACCATGCCGCCGCGCTGGCCCTGCTGACCGACGGCGCCGACCACTGGTATTCGGCCGAAGAGGCGAAAGCCGCCGGCCTGATCGACACCATTACCGCCAAGACGCAAGTCGCGGCATCCCTGACCGGACGGTTTGCACCGCCCTTCTTCCTCGCCGCGGCAGCCACCGCAACCAACTCACCCCAAGGACAAATCATGCCCGAAGAAAACACCACGACGGTGGCGCCCAGCACCGTCACGCCGCAAGCCGGCCTGCAGCACCAGGCCCCGATTGGCGCCAGCGCTCCCGAGACCATCGCCCCGGTTGACGCCGACGCCATCCGCGCGCAAGTCCTCCAGGACGACGCCACCCGCCGCCGCAACATCGCCGCCATCGCCGGCCCATGGTACAAGGGCCCGAGCGCGCGTACCGACGTGCAAGCGCTGGTCCAGACCGCACAGGACCAGGGCCACGGCGTCGACACCTTCCGCAAGGACCTGCTGGCGATGATCGGCCGCAACGTCGTGCCGCTCGGCCATGGCCTGATCTACACCGTTGAGGACGAGTCCGACAAATTCCGCGCCGGCGTAACCGGTGGCCTGCTGATTCGCGCCGGCCTGACGACGATGGACAGCAGCAACGAGTTTCGCGGCTACACGCTCACCGAACTCGCGCGCGCCTGCCTGACCCGCCGCAACATCGCCACCAAGGGCATGGACAAAATGGGCGTCGTCGCCGCCGCCTTCACCCACTCGACCAGCGACTTCACCAACCTGCTCGCCGACGTTGCCAACAAGGCGCTGCTCAAGGGCTGGCAGGAATCCGAGGAAACCTTCCAGCAGTGGACCAGCCGCGGCACGCTGCCCGACTTCAAGGCCAGCAAGCGCGTCGACCTGAACACCTTCCCGGCGCTGTCGAAAGTCGAGCAGGGCGCCGAGTACACCTATGCCACCGTCGGCGACCGCGGCGAAACGATCCAGCTCGCGACCTACGGCAAGCTGTTCTCGATCACCCGCCACGCGATCGTCAATGACGACCTGGACAGCTTCACGCGCATCCCGGCGAAAATGGGCCGGGCCGCGATCCGAACCGTCGGCAATCTGGTCTATGCCGTGCTGACCGGCAACCCGACCATGGCCGACGGAGTCGCGCTGTTCCACGCCAACCACGCCAACCTGCTGACCGCCGCCGCGCTGTCTACCGCCTCGGTCGACATCGCCGCGGCGACCATGGCCAAGCAGACCGACGCCACCGGCAACACCCTGAACATCAACATGGCCTACCTGGTCGTTCCGCGCGCGCTGTGGGGCCTCGCCCGGACCATCGCCTCGGCGGAAAACGAGATCACCTCGGCCAAGACCGCGACGACGCCGAACTGGATGAAAGACACTTTCCAGGTCATCGCCGACCCGCGCCTGGACGTGTCGAGCGCCAGCAACTGGTTCTGCGCCGCCAACCCGATGATCAACGACACCATCGAAGTCGCCTACCTCGACGGCAACGACGCCCCGACCCTCGAACAGCAGGGCGGATGGACCGTCGACGGCGTCGAGTTCAAGGTCCGCATCGATGCCGGCGTGAAAGCGCTCGACCATCGCGGCCTGGCCAAGAACCCGAACTAAGCCACTCTCCCCAGCCACCCGCAGGCGGGCCATCCCGCCCGCCTGCCAAGCAGACAGCCCCAAGGAGCCACACCATGCAAACCTACGTAGAAGATGGCCGGTCCATCACCCTGACGCCCGCCGCCGCCGTTGCCGCCGGCGTTGGCTACCTCCACGGCGCCGGCCTGTTCGGCGTCGCCGTTGCCGACGTCGCGATCTCGACTCCCGGTGCGTTCATCACCGAGGGCGTCGTCACCATCGGCAAGACCTCCGCGCTGGCGATCTCGGTCGGCGACCGCGTTTTCTGGGACTCGACCAACAAGGTGGTGAACAAAACCACGACCGCGCAGCAGTGCGTGGGCGTCGCGGTGGAAGCCGCCGCCAACCCGTCGTCCACGGTCAAGATCAAGCTCGGCCAGTACCTGCCGGTCGCCACCTGATCCGCCGCCCAGCCAAACCCACCGAGCGCCCGCGGGCGCAGGAGTACGCGATGCAAGAACACGACCAGCCGGCGCCGTCTGTCCAGTCCGGCATTGCGCCCATCGCGCCAACGGCGGTCACGCTCGACATCCATGACGTGACCATCGGCCAGACCACGCAAGAGGTGCCGCAACATGGCTAAGACGATCCACGATGACGTGCTCGACGGTGCGCTGAACGTCATCAAGAACAACTGCACCAGGCAGACGGCCTGCTCGTCCGAGCCGACGACCTACACCCAGGCCATCACCACCTACATGCTGGCCGAGGTAACGCTCGCCTCCGGAGATTTCACCATCGCCGACGGCGACACCTCCGGCCGCAAGGTGACCACCGCCGCCAAGTCCGGGGTGACGATCACCAACAGCGGCACCGCAACGCACATCGCGCAGGTCGACGTCGCGAACTCCAAACTGCTCGGAGTGACCACCTGCACGTCGCTGGCGCTGACCTCCGGCGGCGGTAATACCGTCAACTTCCCGGCCTGGAAGCGCGAAATCGCCGACCCGGCGTAACCATCTAGGAAAGCAAACCTGTCATGATCTATATCACTACCAAACTCAAGCATCTTGTTTTCGCGCTGCTGCTGGTGCTGTCATTCGCCGCCAGTGCCGCCGGCCTTACCCCGCTGCAGGCAAGCACCCTCAAAACGGCCGCCCTGGCTGATCAGACTGCTGCCGTGTACATTCAGGACGGCGACGACCAGGCCCTGGCGGACTGGCTGAACACCATTCAGCCGTCGTTCTGGGTGTTCATTTCCGTGCTCAGCACGGACGCCGCCCGCGTGGCGATCTCGAAAGGCATCGCGCAGCTCGACAATCTGACGGTTGGCAAGCGTGATTCGCTGCTGTGGTTCTTTTCGGTCTCGACCACCCCTCCTGACCCCAGTGTCGCGCAGGCGATCAATGACTTGTGCGGGACGCAAAACACCCTGAAAAATGCCTTGCTGGATGCGCTGCGGCGAACCGCGACGCGCGCTGAAAAGCTGCTCGCGACCGGTACCGGAACCTACGTCAGCCCGGCAACGATGACCTTCGAAGGGTTGTTCGACATGGCTCTGGCATCGAGCGTCCGGGGATCGTAATGGACTACCTCGCGCTAAAGGCCGAGATCCTGACCGGGCCGCGCGCGGCCGAGTGCGCGCCGTTTGTCAATGACGGCAGCGACCCCTCGCGCAAGGCGACCGCTGCGGCGGACGACCAGGCGATTGCCGCCATCCTGACGCCTGGCCGGACTACCCCAGGCGACGCGCTGATCTCAGATGGCGACGTGGCGATTGCGCTCGGCATCCCGGCCGGCCCGCTGTTCCTCTACCAGCTCGAACAGGCCGCTACCGCTCCGGCCGGGCCGGGCGCGCAGGAGATCGCCATCCATGCCGTCGCCCGGCAGGCGTGGCGGTCGATCCAGCACGGGGACTTCAAGATCGGCAATCCGGCCGTTCGCGCGGCAATCGACGCGATGGTCGGCACGCTGCTGACCGCCGAACAGGCGGCCGCGATCAAGGCGCTTGCCGAAGTACCTGCGCCGGTGACCGCCGCCGACGTATCCCGCGCCATGCGCGGCCCGTGGGGATCTGAATAATGGCCTCAAGCAAAGTCGAGACCGCAATTACCTGGTCTTCAGCCGCGTCGGTCAACCTCTCCAGCAACAACGCCTGGAGCGTCTCCGATGCGGTCGCCTTCAACATCGAGGACTGGGACGGTGAGGTGGTCATCTATGTCGACAACGCCGGCACGCCGGCATCTGGCGACACGGTTACCGCTGGCATCCTGTACAGCGACGGCAACGTCGACGGATCGGCCGGCGATGATTATGTCAACGTCGAAAACTACGAATTCCTGGCGCTGCTCGACACCTACAACAACCAGGCGTCTGGTGGCATCGTCTCGCGCACGATCCCGGTACGCACCGCCAACAAGGCATTCAAAATCTGCGTCAGCGGCCCGCAAGTGGCCACCCGCAACATCGTCGTGCGCGCTGCACTGATTACCCACCGGGCGCAGTAACCGTGCTCGTCACCCCATACGCCGGCCGCCGCCACCGGCTGCCGCAGAACATCGCCGAGGTCGGTCAGCAGTACGGGGTGCGGGCGTGTATCAGCGTCGGGTCGGGCTATCACTTTGAGCTGGTACGGAAAGCACCGGTTACTGTAAACCCAAGCTTCTCCAAGGTCGCCGGCAAGCTGGGCATGCGCAGCGCCCAAAACACCGGGTCATACGGCATCAGCGCGCCGTCTCGCGTGGTCAACGGAGAGGCGATTTCGTTTCTGGTCGCCGGACAGGCGGTAGCCGGCCAGGGGAAGTACGGGATCACCAGCGCCATCGATGGCTACGGCGTACCACGCATCTATTGCACCAATGGCGCGCTCGAAGCGCGCGCCACCGTCGCCGGCAATACCAACGTCACGATTACCGGACCGACCATTGCCTATGATTCCGACTTTGTCGGCATCGTGCGCTGGCGCCCGGGAGTGGGCATCGCCGCGTCGTTCAACGGCGGCGCCGTGCAGACCAGTGCCAACGGCCAGACATCCCTCTACGTCGCGCCGGATCTGCTGTGGTTTGGCGCCTCGACGGCTACCCGGTGCTACCTGGTAGCGTCTTTCGGTGACCTCTCGGACGATACGCTACGCCACTTGTCCGGCAACCCGGCCGCGATATTCGCCGCCGCGACCCGCCGGATATGGATCCCGGACACCGGTGGCGCCGCCAACCTCGTACTGCAGTCCTCAGAGCACGCCCACAATGCAGACGCTTTGGCGCTCTCGTCCGAGCACGCCCTGATCGCCTCCGCCTCGGCGCACGCGCATGCCGCCGCCAATCTGGCTCTGTCGTCGGCAATGGGCTTGTCCGTCTCTCCGGCGGCGCACGCCCATACCGCCGACGCGCCGACGCTCTCGGCCGCGCTGTTCCTGCTGATCCAGAACACCCTGCATGCGCACGCCGCCGGCAACGTCACGCTGGACAACACCGGTGCCGCGGTACTGGCGATCGCCGACGCGCTGCACGCGCACGCCGCCAATCCGCTGGCGATCAGCCAGGCGGTAACGCTCGCCGTCGCCAACGCGCTGCACCCGCATACCGCCGACGCGCCGACCCTGCAGACGCTGGTCAGCCTGATGATCGCGCACGCGCAGCACGGCCACGCCGCCGACAACATCGCTTTCGGCATCGCCGTCATCGAGCTGGTCCAGGACCTCATGCTCGATGCGCTCTACCAGGCGGGCGACTTCGGTTTGGCCGTCGATTGCCTGCTCGGGCAAGCCGCCTTTACCGCCTTTCTCGACACCGCCGACGACGACTATTTCGCCGCGCAATCCACCGGCCACACGCTGCGCTACCGGCTCGGCGTGCCGCTGCAGACCGGCGACCAGGTGACCATCGACGGCACCCTCTACCGCGTCAACGGCGCCCCCCGCCAAATCAACAGCGGCGAAATGCGTGCCGCACTGGTCCGCGTGCCGTCATGATCTACGCCGCCGAAGCCACCATCCTCGCCCGCCTGGCCGCGCTGTGCGCCCCCGGTTCGATCCTGCTCGGCACGCTGGATGACGTCGATCTCACCGACGACAGCGGCGCGGCGGTGATCGGCAAGCTGATGCTGACCAGCATCGACCCCACCAGCCAGACCGGCGTCAACGCCCGCCTGCAGATCGGCTACGCCTTCTCGGTCTATTGCGACACCGGGCGCGCCACTGAGGCCGAGCAGGAGGCGGCATTCGATCTGCTCGAAGCCGCCGGCAATGCGCTGGTCGGCTGGGAAATCCAGCCCGGCCGAACGGTGCAGATCGTAGACGGACCGCCCACCGGCAACGACGGGCGAATCGTTCGCCTCTCGCTCGGTTTTTCCATCCCGGCGCACCTCGCCGGCAGTTGATTTTTCAGGAGCATCGACCATGGGTCAAGCATTCATCGGCAAGTTCAAGATCCGCATCGCCCCCTACGCGAGCGGATCGCAATTCAACGCGCGGGCCTTCGTCTATGCCGAAAACGCCAGCAAATTCGCCTTCTCCTTTTCCGAGGAGGAAAAAAAGCTGCTCGACTACGCCAGCGCATCCGGAGGCATCGACGCCTCGGTCAAGCGCCTGAATGACTCGACGGGCTCGATGGACCTGCGCCACTTCACGCCGGCCAACCTCGCGCTGGCCTTGTGGGGCACCACCGCCGCGCAGAACGCGACGCCGATTGTCGCCGAAGCCGGCGGCAAGATCGTCCCGAACATGTTCGTGCCGACCGCGCGCCTGATCAATACCTCGGTAGCCCCGGTCGTCAAAAAGGGCGCGACGACGATCAGCACCGCCGACTACACCGTCAGCCAGGGCGGCATCACCATCGCCGCGACGATCACCACCGGTTCGGTGAGCAGTGGCGACTCGATCACAATCGATTACACGCCGCTCCTAAGCGACCAGGTGCAGGCGCTGATCACCTCGGCGCCGGACGTCTCGATCTTTGTCGAGGGCGTGAACGAGGTCAACGGCAAGTACACCATCGGCCGATTCTACAAGTGCAAGCTGGGCGTGGCGTCGAACGTCGACCTGATCGGAGACGACTTCGGCACGCTCGCCGTCAGCTTCACGATCCAGAAGGACGAAACCGTCAGTGGTGGCGGCCTCTCGCAGTACTTCATGCTTGAGACCGCGCAGTAATGCCCGCGCGCCGATCCGTCATCATCGGTCGCGGCGACGCGATGCGCGAGGTGATCGTCCATGAGCTGACGGTCGCCGAAGTGCGCGAATGGCTGGTCGAGTACGAGACCGGCCAACTCGGCACCGACGCCGTGCACGCGCTGGTGTGGGAAGACTTTGGGCTCGACGACCTGGCGCGAATGAGCAATACCATTGTCGCCGAGCTGGAAGCCTACACGCCGACCGAGCTCGAACCGCTGGTGATCGTCTGCAAGGAGATCAACCCGCATTTTTTTCGTCCGCGGGCGGCTGTCGCAGCGGTCGCCCGGGCGCTGGAAGCGGAAGCCGGGCGGATGATCTCGACAAAAGCTGTATCGCCCTCGTGATGCACCACGGCCACGCCAACCCGTGGTCGTACCCGTGGCGCACCTACCGCCTGGCGGTCGATCTGGCCAACGCCACGATCCCCGCCCGGCCGCCGCAGCAGCTAACCGGATAGGCCACAGATGGCGGCACCCAACGAAACCAAGGTACTGATCACCGGCGATGCCTCCGGCGCCGTCGCGGCGATCGGCCGCGTGCGCGCCGAACTGGGCTCGCTGCAATCGCTGTCCGCCAAGGCCTTCGCCATCGGCGGCGCGATCGGCGCCACCGGCATCGTCGCCGCGCTGACCGACGTCACCAAGAAGGTGATCGATGCCGGCGACGAGCTTTCCAAGCTCTCGCAAAAGACCGGCGTCTCGGTCGAAGACCTCGGAAAGCTGCAGTACGCCGCCGACCTCTCGGGCGTCTCGACCGAGCAGCTCGGCAAGGGCCTGGCCAAGCTCGCCGTCGAGATCGCCGCGGCCGGCGCCGGCAGCGAAAAAAGCAGCAAGCTGTTCGCCAGCCTGGGCATTGGCCTACGCAACGCGGACGGGCGCCTGCGCTCCACCGGAGACGTGCTCGCCGACCTCGCCGACCGCTTCCAGCAGATGCCCGATGGCGTCGGCAAGACCGCGCTGGCGGTCGATATTTTCGGGGAAAAGCTCGGCGCCCGCATGATCCCGCTGCTGAACGCCGGCCGCGACGGACTCAAGGCCATGGGCGACGAAGCCGAGGCGCTCGGCATCGTCATCGGCACCAAGCTGGCGAAGGATTCGGAGGCGTTCAACGACAACCTGACGCGGCTGCAGAAAATGAGTGCCGCGGCCGGAATTTCGCTCGGCAATTCCTTACTCCCGGCGCTGAACGAACTCCTCAAGACCTTCATCGACTTCCGATCATCCAACATCAACATGGCTGACCTGGTGTTCGGCGTCTCATTCGCCGACAAAACCAAGGCCGCGATCGAGCAAGTCGACCTCATCGGCAAGAAACTGGAAGCCTTGCGCAAGCAGGCCAAGACGGCGAAAGACGGTGAGGCGATCGACCTCCAGTATGAGATCGAGCGGCAAGAGCGACTGCTCAGCTACTTCCAGAAGCAGGCCGGCGTCTCGTCGTCCGCTGAAATAGCCGAAAACGAAAAGAAAAACGCCGCCCGCAGAATCGCCCTCCAAACCGACCTGCAAGCCAAGCTCGCCGACCTCGAACAACTCAAGGCCATCGCCGCCGGCAAGGCATCGGCCGATATCCTGCTCGACGACGCCAAGCGCACCGAGAAGCAGATCCAGAACGCCGAGAAGCTGCGCGACGCGCTGCGCACAGCCTGGCGGGCCAGCATCGAGGACGCGCGCAAGGCTGGCGAGGAAGCCGTAAAGCTGCTCGACAAGGCAGCCAACACCCGCCAGGCCGGCGCCGACAAGGCCAGCGATATTCGTCGCTCCGGGCTTTCGGAAGCCGACCAAGAAGCTCTGGCCTTCCGCGAATTCCGCCCCCTCGTGGAAGAAGCCGAATTCGCCGCGACGAGCGCCAAGTTCGCCGCGATGCACGGCCGTGTTGAAAACGCCGCCAAGCTCGCCGACGAAGCCACCAAGAAGGCCGAGCGTGCCGAACGGCTGACTGATAGCATGACCATCCCCGAAGAGCGCGCCCGATCGGTCGAGCGCGCCACCGAAGTGAAAGCCGCCGCCGACGAAGCGCGCGCCAAAATCAAGCAGCAGGAAGCCGCCACGCTCGACGAGCAGGCCACGTCACAAGCCGCCGCACTCGGAGAACTCGAAACCAAGCTCTCCGAGCTGCAGGCGCACGCCGCAGAAATTGCCCTTACCGTCCAGATCGACCAGGCCCAAGCCGCCATCGCCCAGATTACCGCCGACCTCGAAGCCATCCCCAACAAGACCGTCTACGTCGACGTCGTCACCCGCAACTCTGGCGGCGCGCTGGCCGATGCGAACGCCGGATTCTGGACCGGCGGCTACACCGGACCAGGCGGACGCTTCCAGCCGGCCGGCATCGTCCATAAGGATGAGTTCGTCACCTCCTCGCCGATCGTTCGCCAGCCGGGCGTGCTGGCCTTCCTCTACCGCCTGCAGCGCGAAGGCGCGCGCGCCCTGCCGGGCTACGCCGGTGGCGGGCTGGTCGGCAACATCAACCCCGGCGCGCTGCGCATGCCGTCGGCCGCGCCGGCGCGCGCCGCAGCCACCTTCGTGGTTCCGGGCCTCGGCAGCTACCCGACCAGCGTCGACGGCTACACCTTCGGCCGCCTCGAACGCGATTTCGCCCGGGCAGCCCTGCAGAAAGGAGGCCGGAAATGAAGCTGCTCAAGATCGGCAGCATCGAGATCCCGCAATACGCCACGCTGGACCTCGACCAAACCTTCGAGCCAATCGGCGGTGAGACCGTGCTGCGCACGATGTCGGGCCTCGGCATCAAGCAAGCCACCTGGCGCAAGCTGCGCACCACCATCAGCGGTGGCGGCTGGTCGCCGGCCGGGCTGGCCGCGATCGACTACACCCAGCAGCAGACCATCGCCTGCATCGCCCCGCTGTCGGTCAATGCCAACGCCAGCCGGGAAGCCACACTGCCGGTCGGCCGCCGCGCCGATACCGGCTATCTGCCGTTCGGCTTCGCCTACCTCTCGGACGGCTCGCGCGTGTCCACGCCGGTCGTCGTCATCAGCAACGTCGCCACCCTGGACGCCGTCACCGGCGCCGTCGGCTACCAGGCGTTCTACTACCCCCTCCTGACCTGCTGGGCGCACCGACCGATCGAAAGCATCAGCCGCGGCGACGCCAGCTATCGCTGGGAGCTGTCCGCCGAGGAGGTGTAGCCGTGCCCGCCACCTACACAGCCACCTCCGGCGCCGGCGCCGCCGCCGGCATCTGGACCGCCATCGTCGTCATCGACTCGGTCGACGTCTCGGCGAAGGTCGTCGGGCAAATCCGCGTATCGGCGGAAGAGGGCGCGGCGCGCATCGCCGAACTGGCCCTGAGGCCGGCCGGCGGCACGAGCTTTACGATTCCATCCTGGGTCGGAAAGTCGGTCACGATCGACATCGCCGACTTCTCGACTGGTTCGCCGACCAGCGTATCCAGGCTGTTCGCCGGGCTGATCGATACCCCATCGCTCGACCTCGAACTGGCGACCATATCGCTGCTCTGTTCAGATAACCTCCAAAACATCGTCGAGGGCATGAGCGCCGCGGCGATCGACTCGGCAACCCCGGGCGGCTACTCCTCGCCGGTGGTCTTCGACCCGGCGGCGCGCGGCTGGTCGCGGCTGCAGGACCGCCTGTCGACAATCCCCGCTGCGGTCGAACTCGACACCGCCGGCGCCCTGCGGTTGACCTCGTGGGCGCCGACAGGAGCGCCCGACATCTCCTTTACCGGAGACGCGCACCTGCTCGACGGATCGCTCTCGGTCGCGCTGTCGAGCCGCAACCAGCTCGTCAACCAGGTCGACATCGACTTCGGCTACCGCATCCCGCGCGTCAAGGCCGAGGGCTGGCCGGTCAGCTACTCCTACGTCAACGCCGGAAACATTTCTGACCACGCCGCCGCGCTGAACTGGTGGCTGGTCCGAACCACGGTCGTCGACGCGATCAAGGCCGCCGGCGGCACCGTCGAATCGATCAGCTATACGCCCCTGCCGAGCAGCCCAATCGGCGGCTGGATCCCCAACCCTGACGCCGATTACCTGCTCTGCATGGGCTTCGACGCCGTCGTCTCGTTCGACTACGCGCAGATGATCGACGAGGCGCACGCCATCACCGTATCCGCGCCGAACAGCATCGCCACCGTCGGCACGCTGCGCGACCGGCTGTCCGGAGCACTCGAGGGCGTCTATCCACCGGTGCCGACCGCCGAGCAATCGATGCTGCTCTACGCCAACGCGATCAGCGGCATCCCGCCGATGGATTCCGCTACGCCGTCATCCGGCAACACCACCGCCGCCGACGTGACGCTGACCGCCGACACCGACCGCACCGCCGCCAACGCCGCGATGCAGGCGCTGATCCAGATCGCCAAAGTCCGCATTTGGGGCTCGCACCGCCGCAACGCCGTGTCCGCCCGCGTGCCGCTGAATCCATCGATCGATCTGGACAAAACCATCGAGCTGACCGCCACCGGCTTGCACGCCATCGGCAAATGCCGCAGCGTCACCCACAACATGACGCCCGATACCGGCGAGGCGATCAGCGAGTTTTCGATTGCCATATGCTCTGTCGCCGGAGTGGGCGTGGCGCACGCCGAGACCCCAACCACCGCCCCGGCCGGATCCTCGCCGGCGACTACCGCGCTGTCCGGGTCCGCCACCGTCGACTTCAACTTCCTCGCCGCCGAAGACCACAAGCTGACCATCACCTTTCCAGGCGTCGAAGCCGTCGAGCGCAACAAGGCCACGGTGACGCTGGCGTCGAGCTACTCGGCAACGCTCACCGAAGACGTGCTGACGATCACCCTATGAGCGCAACCGCCCCGCAAGATGACCTGGTCAAGACGCTGGACCGCCTGACCGCCGGCGCCGGCCTGAGCACGCAGCAAAACAGGAGCCTGCCGGCCGCCCAGGTCGTCCCGCCGATTCCCTCGCGCGTCGGAGTCGCGCAGTCCAACGCAAAGGCGAGCTGATGCCGCCGCTTGGCGACCTCCTGCGCTCCCGCCACCAGCTGGCCGCCGGCGTCGGCCAGACGACGCGCAAGAACCGCGTGCTGCCGTTTACGCCGCTGGCCGTTCAGATTCCGGCGCGTGTCGGGATTTATGACCCGGGCGCTCCGGAAGCGCCGGTCGTCGAGCCACCGGCGTGTCTGCAAGGCGAAATTCGCTCGACCAGCGTGAACTCGCCATGGCTGATCGAATGGCACGCCGACGCGCCAATCCTGCTTTCATCAGACGCCGTCTGGCGCCTCGATCCAACGCCCTGGAAGCGATGGTCCGGGTACACCAACGATGGCAGCGCAACGATCGGGACGCTCGTTCATTTCAACTTCTCTTCGCCGACCACGCCCGCCGCCCTCGCGTCTGGCGCCGGCCCGACGCACGTCCAGATGATCGAGGGCTCATGGGCGACGCGCACCTGGTACCCAAAGCAGCTGGCGACAGTCCCGCACGCCGGCCTGCTGGCGTGCATTCAGCGCCTGCAATCGACGCAGTTCACGCAAAACGGCGTCACCCCACCGTACAGCTATACCTGGACCTACTCGGACGATGGAGAAGCGGCCACCGACGCCACGACGCCGGCCTGCATCAACCGTAACGGCCATGAAACCGGCCTGACCACCCGCGTCTACAACTTCGACAACACGCTGCCAAACCTCGGCCCGTTTCGGCACATACAGCGCCTTTTCCTGATTCTCGCCGGATTCAAAACGGCCGTCGAAACAAAACGCGGCAACGGTTTTCTGCCATCGATCCGGAACAATAATCTTGCGCTGTACGTTGGCGACACCACCGCCAGCGCCGATAATCTCGTATGCACAGACCTTGCAAAAATCCTCTCTGTTGGCCAGCCATGGCACGGGCTATGCACCGCCACCGGCATCGAGCGTCCGGGCTTTGCAGTGACCACCCCATCGGGATACGCCAAGCCGACGACAACCAACACGCGCTATTTCAAGGCCCTATCCCCGCCCGGCGCCCCGGCAGCGGAACTGTTGCCGCCTGGGTTCTCCGCCGCCGGCTATGAATACCTGCCGGATGTCGTCCTGCTGTCCGGGACAGATTATTCGCCCAAAAAAGTATTCGCCACGTCAACCAGACCTACCGGCTGCGGCAATGACCAGTGGTATCACTGTGACGATTCGGGCGTCGTCCGCCGCCTGGCGATCCTTCCCGGAACCCGCACCGCCACCAGCACATGGTTCAACATCTACGACAATGGCCCGGTCAGCGGTATAAATGTGCCCAGCGCCTCTGGTACGTTGCTCGGGTCGTTCGAAGTTGTCAGCACCGACCCGCGCGCTGCCCTGGTATACGCACAAGCTAGTTCGATGCGCCGCTTCGAATCGACGACCGGCGATTACCAGGTAAGCGTATCGACCGCTGGGGGCATCGTCTCGCCCAACTTGCGACTGGCCACCGTACACCCGATCGCCGCGTCTCCTGACGGGCGGCAAATCGCGGTTCTTACTGGCGCTTTGTTTACGTCATCCGGATTTAGCGGAATTTTCACCGTCGCCACCTTCAACATATCTTCAAGTCGGGCAGTAACCGGCCCAAATTATGTTTTCCAGTACGTCGAAGAAAAACCGACTGACTGCTTCACAAACATCTTTTGGGAAACATGGTACGCAGACGACAGTGCCTCGTATCCAGCGAGGACAAACTGGTGGGCATACGGGTATAAACGTGCGCAAACATTTTCCACTCAAAAAATACAAACCACCTGTCACGGAGTCTGCTACGACAAGGACGGCACCCTCCATTTATTTCTAAAACATAAACAGGTATTCGGCAACGGCCCCGTTCATTCTGGCCCGTCGCCAAATACGATGAGCTACGACAGCGGAATCCCGCTCACATCGCCAATGCCCGATCCGTCCACTACGTCTCCGCCCAACGGAGCAGTTGTAGCCGTCGAGTCTTACCCCGACTTGACCAACGCGCTATTCCCGTCCGGCCAATGCTGGATGGATGAGCTGGGCATAACGGAATCATCCCCTGTGACGGACATATACGGCATTTATCGGATAGCGAACAACGTCATCGTGGCAAACGTCACTCGCGGAACGACGACGGTCGAAGTGGCTGCTCCGACAGCCCATGATCTGCTCTCCAACGTCTGCCCGATCACAACGAGCAATGAAAAATGGGTCAGCTGGAATCCCAGGACAAATACGCTGGTCGGTAGAAATGACGGCTCGGGCGCCATATCCTGGTTATGAATCGCGCATTCGCTCGCAACCACTAGACAACGGCAGATGATGACCGAACCAGCCGCCACCGCTACCACCGCCGCCGTAACCGCCACCGGCCTGACGCTGTTTGGCTTGCACACCGGCCTGGACCCGACTTTGCTGCTGGCCGGCCTGGCCGGCGCGCTCATGGAACTCTCCTACGGCGAGCCACGGCCGCCATGGCGACGCCTCACAGGCATCGTCTCGGCCTCGCTGCTGGCCGGATACCTGACGCCAGCCGCGGTTGCCATCGTGCGCATCAAGAGCCTGCTCCCGGAAGGCATCGCGGAAGAGGTGATTCTGCCGGCGGCTGCCGCGACTATCGGCTTTCTGTCCTATCGTGTCATCGGCCCGGCCATCCTCAGAATCGCCAACAAGTTCGCAATGGATCCACCCAAATGATCGAAGACTGGATTGCCCGCATCCTCTGCCTGGTAGCGTCGATCATCATCGTCGTCCTGTCCGAGCAGCGCCTGAACCTGATGTCTCCAAGCACCCGACCAGGCTTCCGACTGGCATTCCTGGCACTCACCGTCGGCGGCGTATGGCAAATCCTCGACCTCCTGACCGGCGACGTGCCGTCATGGTCGGTCGTCGCCGTGCGCATCGGCCTCGCCATGCTACTGATCGAAGAGCGTCATTGCCCCCGCAACTGCCTGCGCGCGCAAGAGCATGGGCACGTCATTTTGCACCGCCGCATCACGCCAGACCGCCGAGCCGGCCGCAGCATGACAGACCCGCCCAGCGTGTGGTAGCCCCAACATTTCATCCGCCCGCACCTACGGCGCCTCAGTATCCCCACGATCGCCCGGCGGACCGGACTTGTCGCGCATCTGCTGCACCAGCTCGTCGGCGGTCGGATTGTAATAGACCTGCAGCATGCGCAAATCCTTATGCCCGATAATTCGGGCCAGCGCAAGAATCTCGAAAATTTTCGCCAGCCGGGTCACCGCCTCGTGCCGCGTGTCGTGAAAGTGCAAATCCTCGATCATCGCCTTGTCCCGGGCCTTCCGAAACAGCGCGTCGATGCTCGCCGCCGTCATCTGCAACACCAGCGGCCCATCACGCACCGCGGCCAGCTGCCGCAGCACGCGCAGCGCTTCCAGCGATAGCGGAACCTCCCGGCGCGCGGACTCGCTCTTGCCCCTGCCGACACGGCAAAAGCTTCTCTCGAACAGCACATCGGACCACTGCAGCGACGCCAGCTCGCCGCACCGCATCGCCGTCTCAATCGCCAGCAGCACCGCCGCCCCGACCCGTGCCGTGCGCGTCTCCGGCGGCGCCTCGCGATCGTACCCCGTGCAGTGCAGCAAGCGCTCCAGCTCATCGTCAGAAATCCGCCGATAGCGCGGCACACTGTTTCCCGGTCGCCGCACCCGCTTCATCGGGTTTTCATGCAGCCAGCGCCACTCCCGTACCGCCACATTGCAGGCATTCGACAGCAAATTCCACTCCCGCCGAACGCTGGCCTCACTCACCGACCGCAGGCGCCGGTCCCGCCAGCCCGCGAAATCTCGCTCGTCGAGCAATGCCAGCTTGCGCGTCGCGATCGGATCGGCAACTGTCAAGCATTCCTTGTGAGTTCGACCGCGCGTGATCGTCTCGATCCGTATCCGCTCCCACCGCGCCCCGGCCTTCCTCGGCGACACCTCATCCGCGTATCGCTCCAGCAGATCGCCGAAGGTCTTGTCCGGTATCCGCCCATCCTTGCCGCTATCGATGTCCGCCTCAGCCTGCATCGCCCAGGCCATCGCCGCCGCCTTCGTCGCCCGAGTAGCCGACGCCCGCCGACCTCCCCGCGACACCTCCGCCCGCCAAGACCGCCCCACCTTCCGCAAACTAGCCACCTGCCCGCCCTCCATAGCGTAATCCATGGCGTAAATTTAGCGTAATAGTAGCGGACAAAGCCGGTTTATGCGGGCATATGCGACACCTAACGCCGAGCCTGGAAGACCGCAACCCACTAAAACCAAAGAAAAACCCGCATTTCTGCGGGTTGTGTGTGGTGCCGAGAGGGGGAATCGTTTGTGCTTGATTTTATATGCTTTTCTTGATTGTTAGCGTACTTTTTGCGTACATACTTTCCTATATCAGCTTTTACATCGGTTATGCGTCTGCCCAGCGGCCACCTTTGCACGAACCCGGTTTTCGAGCTCCCTGGCAAACGCCAGCAGGTATTGGTCAGCGCCTTCGCGCCCCGGCAGGTAACTGAATTGCAGCCGCCCGCCGATCTCCCCGTAAAGCAGCCCGGTGTAAAGCCCGCAGGCCATCACTTCCTCCCACGTCAGGCGGGTTTCATTACTCTTGCGGCCTTGCTCCAGCGCCTCAAGCATGGACACCTTCTTTCGCGGCTTCGTCCTCTCACGCATAACAACCGCTTCGAGCCTACCGGCCGCAATAACCGCTTCTACCATCATCAGTATCAATTCGCGGCAGGCCGCTCAAGCGGGGCGTTAGGGGCGCGAGTGTTCCATAGCGCGTCTGCCCTATTCATGAGTTTGCGCAGCGTCTGTGGGTCAGATCCTCTTTCAATACGGACCGACGGGCCGATCACTCCGCACGATTTGCATACCGGCGCAAACCACGAATACGTCAGATGCGCCGTAGGCCGTGCCTCTCCACCGCAAAATGGGCACGGCAAAAGCGCCCCTAACCCGGCGGTCGAAGCGACGGCCCCTATCGTGGCTTCGTTGGCGTCCTGCGGTGTTTGTGTCGTGGTCACTTCGTTTCTCCTTCCGTGGCGGGGCCGCGCCTCACCTTCGCGTTATGCGTCGAGTCGGCAGTTTTCTTAACCAACCATCGGCGATTTTTCCAATACGTGCGCTTGAAGCCTTGTGCAGAAATAGCCGGGCCAATGTGCATCACCACCCGCCAGAATTCCTCAGTGTCAAACGCCGCTCCGTATATTTCATCGGTAGTGTCGACCATGGCCCGGTATCCGTTGCTTTGTGGCACGCTCCAATCAACGATAACATCGCCGAGCGAAACGAATATCGGACGCGCCCAACCCATGCGGTACGCCAGCACCGAAGGACACATCACGCCAATAACGTCTCGCGCCATCTTCCCTTTCCTACCTGTCCTCGTGTATGAGACTTCAAACGGTTGCATAGCAATCCATAACCAGGCAGTAGCCTGCAGACTCCGGCCGATCACTTCAGCTGAACTTGTTCCAACTCCACGGCAACGTGTGGAGTAAGCCACTTCTCGCGCAGCGTTGCCGCGTAGCTCTCTGCGCAGCCCTTGTCAAACAATCCGGCATCGGCCGGGTCCGATCCGCCAAGGCATGGCATCCCCTTCGGGTAGCCGTCCGAGCCGGTGAAAATGTGGTCCACGTAGTCGCGCTCACCGTGCGGCCCAATCATGACAATCCTGTATGTGTCGCTCACGAAATACGCTCCTATCGCCCGCCCTAAAAAATGTTTCGTCTGACATTTTGTTGATACATTGGCCGACCATCATATCCCGATAGTGCGTCCACCAATTCGACGAGTAGTCGCACTAGGTCCTCTCCTGATGATTTTCCGCCCATCTTATAATTTCCGCAGCTTTGTAACGCGGGTGACCTCGCCCTCGGCCTGTGCTAGGCAGCCGGATGGCGCGCGGGAAGTCCGGAAGTGGCGCATAGCGATCGGCGACCTGTGGCGCGCTGACCTTCAGATAGTCGGCGATTTCCGCGTATCCCCACAGATCGACAGCTAGCGGTATGCGCCTCGCGGTGCGACGGGCGATCGCTTCGGCCAGCTGGTCGACGATGTCGACCACCGCTGCGCTGCTTTCCGAGCCTATCGGCGGCTTGTGTGCAGTCTGCATTTCAATCGCTCCCGAATGCGGTCAACCGGTACTCTTCGCAGCGTTCAGCGCGCGCGATAGCGCCGAGATCGGCACGGCGTAAGCGTCGGCAATTTTTGCCGCCATGCGCAACCCGGGTTCTGATCGATCTTTTTCGAGATTCCACAGAAACGACTTCGTGCAGCCGATCAATCGCGCGGCGTCGTCGAGCGACATACCGCACTGCTTGCGAAACGCGTTGAGCGCTTGTCCAAGCGATCCGTATTGGCTGCAGCCGCCGATATTTATCCTCGGCACCCATTCGGTGCCGTCTATCATGACCGTGCGCATGGCCTACCTCATCCTGTGTTGCGTGAGGCTCGCGGCGCCGCTGATTTGAGTGATAACGCTTTGCCCGTTCTGCGTCTTGACCGTGCGGCTGTCGCCGACTCCACCGCCGCCATGCTCGCTTACGACGCTGGACTCGACCCCGATAAACCGGCTGGCTCCGCCGGCAATACGCATATGGTCGATCTCGGCCTTGGCGGTGTTGATGAGCACCTGGGCGGTTTCATTGACGGCTTTGGCGCGGTCGACGTCGATCTTTCCGGCGCGCAGATCGCGCAGCGTGTCGAAGAGCACGTTGCGCAGTTCGTTAATGTCGTTATTCATGACTGTTTCTCACGTTTGTTGATCTGGCGCGCGATTGCGCTTTTGAGCTGCACGAGACGGGCCATTTCGGGCCCGTAGTTGTGACAGGAGTTCCGGCGCATCAGCTCCGCGCGGCTGACCAGGTGGAGGTTCACAAGGTCCAGGTTGCGCTTGTCGCCATCCCGGAAAGCAATGGCGTGTCCAGGCGGCACGCGGCCATTGGCTTCCTCCCAAAGCAGCAAATGCACGGCGCGCCACCGCGATTGTCTCGGCAGCCCGTCGTGTATTTTTCGTTCGAGATAGCCGTCCCTGGTGATGCGCTCGGTACCGATCGGCTGGTACACCTCAGCCGCCCGCCCGCCGACGTGGCCTGGCTGAAACCGTGTCCCGACGCCGCCGAGCTGCAGGCCTTTCATGCCCTTGTTCCATGGATTTGCTCCCTTTCTGAACCGGCTCTTTGCGCCGACGTTGTCGCCCCTGCGAAGCCTGCAGGCGGCCGTGCTGGCCATGTATGCGGCGCTCTTCCTGATCCCGAGCACAGCCGCCTGGGCGTAAACGCTGGTCTCTGATACCCCGACCCTCCTGGCCACATCGGCGGTTGGCGTGTCGGGGTATATTTTGGCGACGAGCGCTTTCATTTCGGCGGTCCAGGATATGCGCGGCTTTCTGGCGGTGCTCATGCCGCTGCCTCGCGCAGTCCGAGCGAGTCGAGCTCGATGGCGATCATTTCGGTACGGCTGTAGTCGATCAGGCGCTCGCGTGGGATCTGGGTATAGGCACGCTCGCAGGCCTCGGTGACCGACTCTGCGGCGTCGATCATTTCGAGCGTGAGCATGACGCCGTTGGCAATGTGGCGCTGCAGGCGCTGAAGCGGGCGCAGATCGATCTTCAAGGACTCCCCTTCGACGATGCGCTGCCAGCAGCACACCCAGCCGTCGAGCGCCGGAGCCACTTCGATCAGATCGCTGCCCCAGTCGCGCATGACCAGCCGCCCCTGCACGGCCTGGGCTTCGCCGCTGCGCAGCTCGCGCAGCAGCTCGTAGATCGGCGCGAATGTGCGGTGCACCTGGATGATATGCGGTCGCCGCTGCAGGTTGGCGCGGGCGTCGGCCGTGCGGTAAAAGCGCCGCATCGCCTTGTTTGGCCGGGACGATCTAGGCATCTGACAGGCTCCAAACCACTCTGGCGCGCGATCCGCCGGGTTCCACAAGCCCCTCATCCGCCATCGCCACCAGGTATTTGCGCAGGCTCGAGACGTCGTAGCCGGACACTGACGCTATCCGATGAGTGGTCGACGGCCCGATCCGGGCGATGGTGTCGATGATTTTTTGGCGCTTCTCGTTGCGCTTGGCCTCGTAAAACGGGTGCTGCGCGGCCTGGCGCGCCCTGGTGTCGGCGATGATCTTCGCCTCCAAGGCAGCTTTTGCAGCCTCGGCGCGCTCGATTTCTTTCGTCAGCGCGAGAAGCTCCGCGGAAACTCCAAAAACAACCCCGGCGGTCGGAGCCGCCGGAGCTGATCGATGAACAGCATGGCTCACGGTCAGAGCCACGGCATGCCGGCGATGATCGGCAGGTCGGTGTTCTTCTCGATCTGTTCGCAGGAGTCATTGACCGCCGCCAGAAACACCTTGTCGGGTCGGATCAGCTCATACCAGAACGCCAGTTTGCCGCTGTTGTTGCGGTACTTCAGCCGAGCTTCCAGCGGATAACCGCTGTCGCTACCGGAAAACACGGGCAACCCCAGCGTGAAGCGCTCAAAAAAGCGCATCGTGGTGCGCGTCTTCTCGTCTTCGTCGTCGACGTATTCGAGGTTGACGCCGCCATTGCCCAGGTTGATCTTGCTGCGCAGGCGCTTGTCAGCCGTGGCCTCGAAAGCCAGCGCCATTTCGAGGATTTGCGCGCCGCTGGGCATGCCGTCGACGCTGGCGATGTCGCCGCGGTTGTCCTCCAGCCAGGCGGCAAAATCGGCCTGCGCCATGACCTTGCGATCGCTGCCGGTCCAGCGCGCCCACTCGACCGACAGCACCGGCAACAGCCTGCAGGTATGCGCCCGCCAGCCCGCTGCGCTCCTGTCAGCGCCATGGTCGTCGAGCACCGCGACCAGCTTGTAAATGCTCTGGACCTCGTCGATATGCGCATAAATCGAGGTCCGCTCGTCCGAGTGGCGGTTGACGTAGGTGACGAATCCGTCGGTATCGGTACAGATGACAGCGGCCCGCTTGCGCGCCGGCTTCGGGAGCATCTTTTCAAGGTCAGCGACCGTGCAGCCAGGCGGCAGGATGACGTAGGGCGTGCCGCTGCGGCCGACGTCGACGGCCATGTGCTCATCAGACGGCTGCACCACGGTGGGCAGGCGCGGGGATCCGATGATCATGCCGGCGGCAAAAGCGTCGCCGTAATCGCAGCGGTTTTGTTGGTTTGCTTCGGTGCTCATCGATTAGCCCTTCATGGATTTGAGTTTGATTTCGCCGTCGGTGACGACCGGACGCAGGTCGAGCCGCTTCTGGTTCGGGTCTTCGGTCAGTAGAGCCCCTTCCGGAGTCGGGAAAAGCAGCGTCACCGGCGCGGCTTCCTTTGGGATGACGCTGCTGATGCGGCCGTCGGCCGCCAGGGCGCCGCCGCCGACGCGCTTCAGCGAAACCTTGATCGTGATCGACCCCGGTTTGCCGGTGGCGTCGATCGCCTGCACCAGCCTGGCGATCTCGTCGCTCGCCTTGTCGACCAGACAGCCGCCGTCCAGCCGGCGCAGGGTGTCGATGATTGAACTGCTCATGGTGCCTCCTAGTAGTGGCGATTCGCGGGATTGCGGATCGCTTGGACTCGCGCCTGGATCGGCGCGAGGTGATGCTGCAGAAACCGCCGGTCGCGCCAGAGCGCGCCCAGCCAGGTGATGACCTCCCAGTCGCCGCAGGCCATCGCCTGTTTGGCGATCCCTTCTGGACGGTATTCGGTCATCGTCCAGCGCGGCCCGTAGGCCAGCCGCAGCTCAGGCGGCGTGGGGATGATCTCGACCCACCAGCCGCGCTGCCAAGACAGCAGGTTGATCTTGTCTCCCAGGGCAAGCACATGCACGCCAAGCGGCGCCTCGCCGGAGACGTGCTGGCGAACCTTGTCGATCAGGCTGGCCATGATTCACGCCCCCCCGATTTTTCCGATGACAGCGCGTCGATGCGCTTCACCAGCGCGGCCGAGTCCCGCCACGCGAGATCGATCTGCGCTTCGAGGCGCTCTTGCTCCGCGCGCCAGAATGCCAGCGACCGCTCCGCGTTTTCGACCTCCCGGTCAGCCCGGAAAAGCTCGTTGGTTAGGTCCCGTTCGCGGATCCGGCACGCCGGCACCCGCAGCCCCAGGCAGGTGCGCTGCACCCAGCGCGACGCCCGGATGATCATCCGCACCACCGCAGCAGCGGTCCCGTCTGCCGCGCTCACGCGTCGATCCACGTCAGCCGATCTCCAGGCGCAAAGGTCGCCTGATACTCGGCCCGGGCCAACGCCCGCTTGCCGCGCGCGACAACCAGCTTGCGCAGCAGGTAGGCCCGAGAGCCCGGCGCGTGGTCGTCGATTGCCAGCTCTTCAACCAGCGCGTCGACGGTGACGTCGGCACAGAAAAGCTTCGTCCAGGCGACGGCCCTGCGAATGAGGGTAAGAAGTTTGCGCATGGCTGGGCTCCGGTGAGGTGATGTAATCATCGTATCCGCACATGGATATGTCTGTCAATCCATAACTGGGTTTTACTAAGCAAAAAAAAGCGCCTTCGGTGGCGCCTTGCCGGCCGTCGGAAAAGTGCTAGTGCCGCAGGCCCAAAAGGAAGACGACGACAACGAAAAAGATGGCAAGTATGGCAAACGCCGGAATCGCAGCCAGTACGAGCTTGACCAGGAAGGTGACCATTGATCCGAATTCCATGTGTATGTCTGTCACGACGACCATCTGCCGACTCGGTTGCGGTCGTTCTTCGAGTCTCCAGCCCTTGCGCTCTGGTTGCGGGGGGTCTTCTTTTGGGCCTGCTGGTGACGCCGGCTTCCAGTTGTCGGGCGCCTGGCGAGAAGTCAACGGTTGCGGCTTGACAAACCCGCAGCTTGGGCACGTAGAAAGAAAGTCCGATAGAGATTTTCCGCAGCCATGGCACGGGCTTATATTTTCCATGTTGAGCGCCGATAAGTTCACAAAAGAATCCAGAACATCACTTCTGGCCAATCGATGAAAACGCCTCGATCAGCCCTTGACTAAGCGCAAGCGACCTGGGCTTACTGGCTGTCGCTGCGCATTGGCAAGTCCCGGCGGCTGATCGCTCGCCTGGCAGCCTCAATCATCAACTCTCGGACGTCCGGTGATGCTGCCCGGTATCCTATCAGCAACTGTCGCTCATCATCCGGCGGCTGCTCTACACAAAGAATCTTTGGCGGACTCCAGGCCGGATAGCTGGTGCTCGGATCGGTCAGGAGGTCTATTGCGCGCCGATGAAAGGCGCCGGCGATGGCCTCCAACGTGTTGACCGTAACGTTGCCGTCGCCGCGGCTCGCCCGCTGCACCGTGCCGAACCCTACCCCGGCTCGAAGCGCGATCTTTTTCAGCCCGTCCAGTTCTGGATAAGCCGCCCGCCAAGCGGCGATATTCGTCGCCACTGTCTGCATGATGCCCATGCGTGGATTGTGTACCACACACGAAACCGTTTGCGGGTATTGTAGAAATCCATAGATGGGTTTAGACTGCCGATCCATGAATCCACCTCCAGCGCTATACGATTTTGTCATGGCCAGGCTGCTCGCCAGAACGGCAACACGGCTGGCAATCGCCAAAGGTAGCGGTGTGCCGTTTTCCACCGTAACCAAGATCGCACAGGGTGCCGTCAAGGACCCTGGCGTCCATACCGTGCAGCGCCTGGCAGACTACTTTTACAGCCTCGACCAGACCGCCCAGCAACCTGCCATTAGCAGCCATCAGCAGCAGGCAGCATGATGCCCACGTCGAAACCATCGAAACAACTCTCATCGTGTTCTCCTGCTCGCCCTGTCGGCGAGAGTTCCGCCCGGCCGCCGATCCCTCCCTCTCGGCGGCCGGCTTTTTTTTGCCCCACGAATCCAGCCTAACCGCCACCCCATACGTGGGGATACGTAATTTACGTATGCCCACGTAAGCCCACGAGGAGCGCCACATCATGCAGCCTACAGTCCAGCCGGAATCCATCCATGACGCGATGCGGGAGGTCGTCCGATCCGCAGGAGGAGCCAAGGTCGTAGGCGCCAGGCTCTGGCCGTCAAAGCCCATCGCCCAGGCACAGCAACGCATCAACGATTCCCTGAACCCCGAGCACCCGCAGGAGTTCAAGCCCTGTGAGGTGCTGTTCCTCATGCAACTCGGTCGCTCCTGCGGTTGCCACGCCGCCATGCACTACACAGCCTCGACTGCCGGCTACTCGCTGCCCACCCCCGTAGACACCGCCGACGAACTGCAATCCCTGCAGCGCGAGTTCATCGCCTCGGCAGCAGCCCTCAAGCAGATGAGCCAACGCATAGAAGCCATAACCGCCGCACGCGCATCCCTGCAGGCGTTGCGCTGATGGACATCGCCGACCGCGCTCAAGAGATAGAGCACCTGCCCGTATCCGCCGCGCTAGCCTCAGCCCGCAACCACATCGACACCATCCCCCCATGCGGCCAATGCTACAACTGCCAGGCCAGCGTCCCCGATGGACACCGCTTTTGCGACGCCGACTGCCGCGACGACCACACCAAACGCGCCCGAACCCAATGACCCCACCCCCCAACCAGTCAGCGCGCGCCCCCAACTGAACCGCCTACCCGTTCATCCCATGAACCCCACCAGCAAAAAGGGTCCTCCCCACGCCGTCCGCCCGAGGGTAATGCGCCGCGTTTGTTTTGCAGTGGGTGATGGTTGGGCATAGTGAACGGGGTGTGTATGGCCTGGGCTAACC